ATTTTTGTGTTCTGGATTCTTGATATATTCTAATATCAAGTCAAGGTTGTTAAATTCAAGTTTTTTCATAATATAGTCCTTTCGTATTATTAATTAGTATAGTCTTCAACGTAATCAGCAAGTACAGTAAACTTACTATCAAGATCAACAGTATCGCAATAAGGTGCGTCTTCTTGATCTTCATATTTCTCATTGAAATCATCAATCATTTTTGTCATCTTCTCATTAGTCTCAGCAAGAAGACTATCGCAAGAGTTGTGTAATTCAGCAATTGCGTCTGAGTAAGATTGAGCAACTTGATCTATAGGTTTAAGTTTCATAAAGTATCCTTTCTTTTAAATACTCTTATACAATACACTATAAATAGTAGAAAGTCAAGGTAATAATACACATAATATTAAATTAAAAGTGTTATATATCAATGATTTAACTATAATGCGTCAGATTGTCGCATGTGAAAAAGGAGATTTTATGGGATTTTTTAGTAAATTATGGTCTAGTTGGGGTAAGAGTGAAAATGTATTACCACCAAAAGAAAAAAAGTTAGAAGAATTATGGCCAAAAGAAACAAAGAAAAAGAAAACAACTAAGAAAAAAGTAGTTAAGAAAAAAAAGAAGACTACTAAGAAAAAGGAAAAGTAATGGGTATATGTAAAAACTGTGGTCACGGCTGTCATTGTTCAAGTGGTGGTTCTTGTCAGTCATGTGAGTGTTCAAATTGTGAGCATGATGTATAATGGCTAAAGGTATAAACATAGTATCATATTCTAGAGGTCCTAAGAAAAGAACATCTATAGGAGATAGTTCTAGATCAAGACCTAAGAATAAAAATAAGAGAAGACAACACAAAAGAAGTGTAGGGCAAGGTAGATAGTGCCTGCTGTTACTAGAGTAGGATTAGATAATCATGTAGGTCATGCAAGTCCTACTCCTAATCCTTTTCATCAAACAGCATATGCAACTGGTTCAAGTAATGTTTTTACAAATAGTGCAAAGACAACTAGAATTGGTGATACTACATCATGCGGTGATCCTGCTACTGGTGGGTCATCTACCGTATTTGTAAACGGTATAGGTGTACATAGAAAAGGTGACGCAACAGGTGGTCATGGGTCTTGGGTACCTAATTCATCTGCCTCAGGATCTTCTAATGTTTTTGCAGGTTAACTATATAAATAGTTATCATGGCAATACTTCAATCAGGTTATACAGACGCTTCTAGAACTAACGCAAGTTCCAGATCAGTTCGTCTATACAAAGATATTGCATTATCATTTGAAAAGAATGCTTCTACAAAAGATGTTATTGTTAAGACAGACGTTGACGCAGTAAAACAATCTGTTAGAAATCTAATCTTAACAAATCATTTTGAGAGACCTTTTCATCCTGAGATAGGTTCGAGTGTGACAGCAATGTTGTTTGAACCTATGAATCCTATTACTGCCAATATCTTGCAAAGAACAATTGCAGAGTGTATTGAAAATTTTGAACCTCGTGCTAGACTAGTATCAGTAGCAGCGGCTGCTAAACCAGATGCTAACTCATACGAGGTGACTATTAGTTTTTATGTAGTTAATGTACCAGGTGAATTAATAACCTTAACAACAATGTTAGAAAGAAGTAGATAATGCCAAAAAGATTAAACGTAACAGATTTAGATTTTGATAATATCAAAGACAATCTAAAAACATTTTTATCACAACAAGATCAATTAACAGATTACGATTTTGAAGGATCAACAATGTCTGTACTATTAGATGTATTAGCATACAATACACATTACAATGCTGTATATGCAAACGTTCTTGCTAACGAAATGTTTTTAGATAGTGCTGACTTACGAAATAGTATTGTCTCACATGCTAAACATGTAGGGTACACACCAAGAAGTGCAACATCACCTGTTGCGTTTCTAAACGTAACTGTTAATAGTGCTACAGGTTCAACGTTAACAGCAACAAGAGGCACAGCATTTACAACCTCAGTAGATGGTGTATCTTTTAGTTATGTTGTAAAAGACTCAACTACAATTACACCTAATGATGGTGTTTATACTTTTTCTAATCTACCTGTTTACGAAGGTACTATTGTTAATAATAAATTTACAGTAGATGTCTCAAATGCAGATCAAAGATTTTTAATTAAAAATAATTTTGCTGATACAACTACTTTAAAAGTAACAGTACAAAATAGCACGAGTGATACAACAACAAACACATATACACTTGCAACAGATTTAGCAGATGTTACTTCTTCATCTAAAGTTTATTATCTTGAAGGTGCTGAAGATCAACAATACGAAGTTGTATTTGGTGATGGCGTTTTAGGTGCCTCATTATCTACAGGTAATATTGTAACACTATCTTATCTTGTTACAAATGCAAATCAAAGTAATGGCGCTAGTTCATTTAGTTTATCAGGTGATATTGGTGGTTTTTCTGATGTGACTATTACTACAGCAACTAATTCTGCTAATGGGGCACAAGCAGAAAGTCCTGATAGTATTCGTTTCAATGCACCAAGACAATACGCTTCTCAAAATAGAACAGTTACGCCAAAAGATTATCAAAGTAAAGTTAAACAGATTTATACAAACGCACAGTCAGTTCAGGTATGGGGCGGTGAAGATAATACTACACCATCTTATGGTCGTGTTTATATCTCAATCAAACCTGTTACAGGTGCAACACTAACAGAGGCAACTAAGACTGATATCATTACACAATTAAAAGATTTTAACGTTGCAAGTATCACACCAATCATAGAAGATCCTGAAATAACTTTTTTACAATTAAGTCTAGATGTTAAATATGATGCTAAGACAACAACAAGATCAACTGATAGTATTAAGGCATTAGTAAATTCAGCAATAACTAAATTCAATACAGATAACTTACAACAATTTGATACTGTGTTTAGACATTCTAAATTTATTGAAACAATAAACAAAGTTGATACGGCAATCTTATCTAATATCACAACAGTTAAAATGCATAAGTCATTTACTGCTACTACAACAAGTGCAACGACTTATACAATAGGTTATAACAATGCATTTTATAATCCACATTCAGGACATAACGCAACAGCGGGTGGTGTTCTAACATCATCAGGTTTTAAAATTAATGGTGATACAACTAACGAATATTTTTTAGATGAAGATGGTGCTGGTAATGTAAGACTTTATTATCTTGTAGGACAAACAAGAACATATACAAATAATAACATAGGCACAATAGATTACACAAATGGTACTATTACATTAAACTCTTTATTCATAACAGAGGTTTCAAATGTAGATGGTGCAACATCAACAACGGTAAGACTAACAATCATACCTAATTCAGTTGATATCAAACCAGTAAGAAATCAAGTTCTTGAACTAGATGAAACAAATACAACTGTAACTGTATCTGCTGATACATACGATACAACATCAGGTATAGGTTACACAACAGCAACAAGTTATGCTTCGTAATCTATGGCAAAGTTCACAAAGAAATTAAGTTCCTTAGTAAGTAGGCAGTTTCCACAACACATTCAAGCCAATAATCCTTTATTGGTAGAGTTCGTAAAACAATATTATCGTTTTATGGATTCTGCTCAGATCACACTAGCAAGTGTGACAGCGAGTGATCAAATACTTTTAGAAACATCAACGGAATCTTTTTTAGCATTAAATGCTACAGACACAAAAGGCAATGATGAAAACGATTATATACTAAACGAAGAAGGTTCAGTAGGTGAGTTTACAAAAGGTGAAACTATAACAGGTGTTACATCAGGAGAGACAGCAATAATACTTGCTGAAGATACTGACAATTTAAAATTATATATATCTTCAAATTCAAAGTTTGTAACAGGAGAGACAGTTACAGGTGGCACGTCAGGTGCTCAAGGTGTGATATCAAAGTATAGGGCAAACCCTAACGAAAGTATATCACAACTCCTTGAGTATGCTGATGTGAACGATACCCTAGATGATTTCTTTTTACAATTTAGAAATAGTTTTCTACAAACAATACCAAATGACTTAACAAGTGGTCTTGACAAAAGACAACTAACAAAAAATATTTTATCTTTGTACAAAAGAAAAGGTACAAAGAAAGGTCATGAGATATTCTTTCGTGCATTGTTTAATGAGACACCAGAATTATATTATCCTACTGTTGATTTATTAAGAGTTAGTGACGGTAACTTTCAAACACAAAATTTAATTAAGGCAACTCTTGTATCACCATCAAATGGTGATATGACTAAACTTACAGGTCAAACAATTACACAAGCAAACATTGCAGGTAACACAGTTGTTAATCTTGCAAGTGCTGTTGTAGAAAGTGTAACTGTTAATGCCGTAAGTTTAGGTGGTGTACAAAGAGACGTTGCAACATTAATATTAAACAAAGCAAGTATCACAGGCACATTTCAAAATAGTTTAGGTCATGCAATAATAGATGAGACTGACGAAGACGATATAATAAATGAAGATGGTAGTAAAGTATTACAACAAACTTTTTCTACATTCACTGGTACGGCTAATGATGATATTGATGTTACTATTACATGTAACATTGAAAGTATTGCAGACGACTTAACGGTAACATCTGGCGGTAGATACTATACAATAAACGAACAAGTTCCTGTTAGTCAACAAAAAGGCGGTATAGGTTTAAGTGCTCAAGTTGACTCAGTAAGTTATGGTGAGATAGAAAGTATTTTAGTTGAAAGTGGCGGTTCAGGTTACGCTGTAGGTGACGCATTGAGTGTTACTAATCCTACTGATGGTTTAGGACTTGCAGGTGAGGTTGCTGTAGTTAATGGTGGTTTTCTTTTAGAACAAGATAGAGTAGAAGATGGTTTAATTATTTTAGAAGATAGTTCAACTGATCAATTAGTTATGGAGGCACAAACTAATAGTGGTACAAATGATATTACAAAAATAAAAATTACTAATAAAGGTGGTGGGTACTTAACACTACCAACTGTAGGTGTAACTTCAACATCAGGTTCAAGTGCAACAGTATTTCCTGTTTCAACTAGTGTAGGTAATTTATTAGGTTTTAAAATATTAGATCAAGGTTATAGATACGAAGAAGCACCTGTTTTAAATCCTAAACTACATATGCAGATTGATACCTTATCAGGTTCTTTTACTGTAGGCGAAACTGTAACGGCAACTGCTGAAGATAATGTTACATTAGAAAGTTTTGAACCTTTAGATTTTCCAATATTACTAGAAGACTTTAGACATTCTATTTTAAGATTAGATGGTGAAGAAGGTGATATACTGACAGAGGATGGCGATAGTATTGCCTTTGAAGAAAATAATGAAAGCGCTGTGTTTGATGGTTTTGAACAAGATGGTATAATTACGGAAGATGGTAATAGATTAGTTCATACGATATATGAAGATGATAGAGACGAAGATATAGTAATCATAACACACAATGGTTCTGATGAAAGTAGATTACAATTAGAGACAAGTGATACTGTATCAGGTACAATAGAAAGTTTTAATACTCAAACAAACATATTAGTTCTTACTGATGTCATAGGTACCTTTGATGACAAAGTTACAATTACAGGTAGTTCATCAAGTGTGACTGCTCGTGTTAGAAATGCAGATCAAGCCGTAGTATCATCAACAGCAGGTACATTAATAGAAACTGAGGGTGAGTTTGTAGGTGTTAGAGGACATGTATCAGAGAATACAAAGAAGATACAAGATAGTTTATACTATCAAGATTATTCATACGTTGTAAAAGTAGGTGAGGCAATTGCAGACTGGAGAGAATATCTTAAATCGTCTGTACACCCAGCAGGTTTTTATCTTGCAGGTGAAGTTAGTATTGTTTCTAGACTTGACGCTAAGTTAAGATCAGGTAGACTAATAACACAAGGTATTGAACAAGATGAGATTATTGAAGCATTCAGAGTTATCTTTGGTGAGAAAATAGGTAGACGTTTAGGTACAACAACTGATGGTACGTCACTTCGAAGTAATCCTTTATTGGGTATTGAAAGAGACGCTTCATTTGCCTCTGCTACTAGAGATGTTACATTAAGTCAAGATATTACTATTAAAACACCTAATGATAGAGAAACATCTTTCAGATCAACTAATGTAAATCAAGGGTTTATCTATGCAGGTGCAAGAATGGATACGATAGGTAGATTTATCTTTAGTGCATTTAATCATGTACCAGATAAATTAATGATAGATGGCACAGACGGTTCCTCTACAAATGCAGGTGATAGTTTATTGATGGAAGACGGTGGTGAAATGAGACGAGAACCTGCGAGTGATACTATGGACTCAGATGCTATTGGAATAACACGAATAAATAATATTAAACTAACAGGTACAGGTAGTACGACACTGGATGGTGCAGCAAATCAATTAGGAGACTTTGCAACTAAAGTAGGTACAAGATATGCTATACCTGCTCAAATAAAAACAACAAGATGATAGGTATATCGTATAAATAGTTTCAGGAGACAACATGCCAGCGATTATAACAAAAGATTTTAGAGTACACAACGCCGAACAATTCAAAGAAAGTTTTGGCGAGACTGCTGACAAATACTATCTTGCAATAGGTAGACCTCAAGCGTTTGCAAATGATCAAGCCTTTAATGATGGAACAGACACTTCACCTCCTACACCAGTAGATGATGTAGGGCAAGTAGAATATTACGCTTATGATGATTTCTTGTCAGCAAAGAAAATAGCAGAAACAGATGTAAGTATTGCAATACCAAGAAGAAATTGGGCAACAGGTACAGTTTACGATTATTATAGACACGACTATGGTGATATTAATAGTGCAGGTTCAACGATAGCAGCTGATAGTGGTGCGACATCTTTGTATGACGCAACTTTCTATGTAATGAATAGTACATTTGATGTATATAAATGTATTGATAATAATGCAGGTGGGGCTTCAACAACAGAACCATCTGGTAATAAATCAACAAGTGTATTCAGTACGGCAGATAGTTATAAATGGAAATACATGTATTCACTTTCTGCTTCTGAACAAGCAAACTTTTTATCAACTGACTTTATGCATGTATCCACAGAGAGTTCAGACTTCTCTACAACTGCTGGTGCAATCGAACATGTAAAGATTACTGCTGGTGGTAGTGGTGGTTCAAACGGTACATATACAGGTGTTGCTATACGAGGTGATGGTTCAAGTGGTGAGTGTACAGTAGTAGTTTCATCTAATGCTGTAAGTGCAGTTACAATAACAACTGCCGGTTCAGGTTATACTTTTGCAAGTATTAAAGCAAGTGACTTTGGTAGTGTATCAAGTTCAGATATAGATTTCATAATTTCACCACCAGGCGGACACGCTTCTAATATTGTTACAGAATTAGGTGGTTTCTTTGTTATGTTAAATGTTAACTTAACACAAGCAGATGGTTCAGGTGATTTTAGTACAGGTAATGATTTTAGAAGAATTGCATTGTTAAGAAACCCAACAGACAGTACAACAAGTGCTGCTGCAACAGCGTCAACTTTAGACGCAACTAAATCAATTACATTTAGTGGCACACCGGGTTCATTTCAAGCAGACGAAAAGATTACACAGGCAACAACTGGTGCTGTAGGTTTTGTTGTAGATTTTAATTCAACTACAAAAGTATTAAGATACATACAACCACAATTTACAGATCAAGGTGTTGATACAGACGGCAACTTAACAGCATTCGCAAGTACACATACAGTTACAGGTGCTACTTCAAGTGCGACAGGTACTCCTAGTTCACATGACACTACACCAGAATTAACGCATGATACTGGTGATATCTTGTATATTGAAAATAGAAAACCAATATCAAGAGCGTCAGATCAAACGGAGAATGTTAAGTTAATCGTAGAGTTTTAGAAGGGTGATAAATGACAACTAACTTTAACGTATCACCGTATTATGATGATTTTGCTGAAAGTAAAAACTTTCACAGAGTATTGTTTCGACCATCTTTTGCGGTACAAGGTAGAGAATTAACACAA